TGTTGCCCGCAGTGTGGTTCCCGCGAGTGTGCGAAGGCCTGGAATCCGCGTGACCTGTGTGATGATGATTGAGCCGAAACGGGGCCTGCGCCCCGTCGCCGGGTGGTGCCCGGCCTGATGATGGCAAACCGCGCCCGTCACTGGGCGCATAGGAGGACGTCATGACGACATCACTGATGACCCCGAGTGTCCACCTGAACGGGTCGAGCAAGGAGCATCTCGTGGAGGACTTGTGCGCGGCTGGGGATGCTGTGCGCCTCGCTATCGAGAAGCTGGAGTGGGCTGCGCCGAATGGTCGGGACTACTACCCACAGGGACCAGGGGCATTTCCGCAGGCGCTGCGCGAGCATGTCGCGCGCGTGGCGCACTTGCGCGGCGTGCTGGCCGAGTTGGAGGAAATCGCGCAAGCTATCGCATAACCGCGCCCGTTACTGGGCGCTGAGGAGGACGTCATGGCGACAGTAGAGATTCTTGACGCGCTGCTTGATTTGATTCAGCAGCGCATGGCCAAGCACGAGCGCACGGGCGCGACGGTGCGCTATGGTGAGGCCTTGGCCATCCAGGTCATTGTCACCGCGCTGCGTGACCAGGTGCCGCCATGCCCGCGCTGACGTTGGCGCAGGTCGCGCGTGTGTTGGGCACGACCACCGTTGCCCTGCGGCACAGGATTCGGCGCGGGCTTGTGCGCGCCGAGCTGGTTGAGCAGGGGCCGTGCCCCTACTACCTCATCACTGCCGAGGAGGTCGAGCGTCTGCTTGGCCTGCCTCGGCCAAAGCGCGGGCGCCCAGCCCGTAGGGAGATTCGTCATGCGTAATGTTGCCGTGGAATTCATCACCGATGATTACGTGCTCAGTCATGGCGCGCCGCGCGGCCGAGGCTCTTGGGCATTCAGTCTTGAGCGGGACACACCGTCCACTTCGGATGAGATGTGGTTTTCGCCTAGTGCGACCTATACCGAGGCCAAGAAGCTCGCGGCCGCGCACTTCCGTGCACGCTTGGCGCGCACGAGCGCCGCGCCCCTTTGTCGCAGCACATGCATCACGCTGTGGGTGCAGCCCTGATTTGACTCCCCTCCCCCCTCTCATGCTATACTCTCTCCATGGGTGACGCTCCCCACATATCCCCCCTTGCCGATGACCCCGAGCTTCGTGCGCGCGTCGAGAGTGACCCGCAGGGCGAGCTATCAGCGCTGGAGGATAGTATCATCCAGCTCGCGCGCGTAGACCCCGCCACGTTCATCGAGTACGTGATGCGTGACGAGGAGACCGGCGCCCCCATCACGCTCGCGCGCGTGGACCCAACCGACACGGACAGCTACTCGATCCATGAGGACTGGATGGACCTCATGACCAAGCATGCGCGGCTGGTCGTGTGGAGCAGCGTTGAGACCGGTAAGACTTTCCTCGTGTCGGTCGCGCGCACGCTGTGGGAGCTGGGGCGCGACTCGTCCCTGCGTTTCGCCATCGTCAGCAATACTCACGACCAGGCGAGTAAAATCGTACGCACCATTGCACGCTATATCGAGAGCAGTGAGGAGCTGCGCAAGGTGTTCCCTCAGCTCCTGCCCGGTGGCGAGTGGTCGGGTAACACCATCACGGTCAAGCGCATGGTGCGCAGCAAGGACCCGAGCGTGCAGGCGTTCGGCGTGCACGGCAACGTCATCGGCGCGCGCATCGACCGGCTCGTGCTCGATGACGTGCTTGACTATGAGAACACGCGCACGCAGAACTTGCGCGAGGACCTGTGGCATTGGTATCACGCGACGCTTGGCGGCAGGCTCACGGCCAGAGCGCGCGTGACCGTCGTGGGTACGGCCTATCATCCCGAGGACCTGCTCCATCGCTTGTCCCGCAACAGCGCGTGGACCTATCAGCGCTTCCCTATCTTGTCCGCGAGCGGTGAGTCGCAATGGCCCGTGCGCTGGCCACACGCGCGTATCCAAGCGCGCCGTGAGGAAATGGGCCCGCTGGAATTCTCGCGGCAGATGATGTGTCTGGCCCGTGACGATGCCGAGGCGCGATTCAAGCGCGAGTGGATAGACACAGGGCTCGCGCGTGGCAAGGGGCGCACGCTTGTGCGCAGTCTGGAGATAGTGCCCCCTGGTTACCGCACCGTGACAGGCGTGGACCTCGGTGTGCAGAAGCGCAGCTCGTCTGACCCGACGTGCCTATTCACGCTGGGCATTCACCCGGATGGCTCGCGTGAAGTGCTCTACATCGAGGCCGGTAAGTGGACAGGGCCAGAAATAATCTCACGCGTGTTCGACACGCACAGGCGCTATCGGTCAGTGATTTGGGTTGAGGATAACGCGGCGCAGGCCTTCATCGTGCAGTTCGCGCGGGACCAGGCCATAGGCGTCCCCGTCAAGAGCTTTACGACGACCGGACAGAACAAGCATCATCCTGAGTACGGCGTGGAGTCGCTGGCGGCCGAGATGGCTGCTGGCAAGTGGATTATCCCCTGTGAGCTTGATGGGTCAGTGCAGCCGGAAGTTTCCCTTTGGCTGACAGAAATGCTATACTACGACCCGCAAGGCCACACGGGTGACCGGCTCATGGCGAGCTGGATTGCGCGTGAGGGAGCACGTAAGGGTGCGGTGCGCGCACAGGTGGCGCGTTTCGACCTGATGTCGAGGTAACAGATGGACCAGAAGACCCTGGAGAATGCTTTGAATCAGGATGCGGCGCAGAAGGCCGCGCAGGCTGACCGTGCCGAGCGCATGAGCCTTCCTGATGCTGTCATCCGGCTGGAGAGCCAACAGGTCGTGACGGCGAAGGCCCTTGTCCTGTTACAGCTAGAGGCTGTGCAGAGCTTCGTGCTGTTGGCCGCGAAGCAGGACACGACACCTGAGCAGGCTGATAAGTATCTGGCTCTTGCGCAGACGTGCGTGGCTATGGCGGGGCGCATTGATGCGCTCGGTGACCGGGCGCTTACGCGTCAGGTAGAGGCGAAAAAATTATGAACCTCGGCAACGCGGCTGACTGGTCACTATTCCTCGGGATGACTGTCGCCGGCATGACAGTGGGCGTCGCTATGTGGCGCCTAGCTCGCGGGGCGAATCGTCTGGACATGACGATGACCACCTTGAGCAGTACGCAGAAGGAGCTGGCCGATCGGCTTAATGAGCACCTGCATTCGTTCTCGGCGCACCAAACCGAGCAGGCAAAGATGCTCGGGGACCTTCAGCTCGCGGTGCAGAAGCTGGGGTGGGAAGTGGATCGCTTGAAGGGGGATAAATAATGAGCCCGGTATCTCAGGCTCAGCCGAGCACGGTGCGCCGTCTGCTCGATGGTATGTCTTCCCGCGTGGGGAAGAATAGCCCGCGCAACGACGTAGATGGCGCGGCTATCGAGCGCATCAAGCGGCTCGGCATGAGCCCGCGGCAGCAGCGTCTCAATCACCTGCTCGCGTGGTATAGATGCGCGCACTACGATGCACGCGCCACTGACTGGAACGGCACGCAGGTCGTGGACCCTATCGAGCACGAGGCCATTGCGACGCAAGGCTTCATCCCACCTGGGTACTTCGATGCCGCTGCCTCGAATCTGCCAATCAAGTTCCGACGCCCATCCGCGCCCTATCATCTCCCGCGCGTCATCGTGGACAGGTTTACGTCATTGCTGTTTTCGGCGCGGCAGCATCCGTATGTGTACGTGGCTGGCGATGACTTGACGAATGACTATGTGGGGGCGCTCATAGAGACGTCGCGCTTGTGGCCGCAGATGATGCTCGCGCGGCAGTATGGCGGGGCTATGGGCACTGTCGTGTTGGGCTTCCAGTTCCTCGACGGGAAGCCGGTCGTGGAGGTGCATGACCCACGCTGGGTGACGCCCACGTTTTCTGACCGAGGGTCATTCAAGCTGAAAGCGTTCGAGACGCGCTACATGTTCCCGCAAGAAGAGCGCGACCCGACCGGGGCTTACATCACCGAGTGGTATTGGTATCGGCGCGTTGTGGACGAGCAGTTCGATACGTTGTACGTGCATGCGCCTGTGGGCGATGGCTCTGAGCCTGTGTGGGTTGCGGCAAAGCAGACTGAGCACGGGTTTGGATTCTGCCCTGCGGTCTGGGTACAGAATCTGCCTGTGCAAGAGGACCTCGACGGGGACTCGGATTGCCATGGGATTTATGACCTCGTGGAAACTATGGACGCTTTGCTCGCGCAAGCGAATCGAGGCGTGATAGCAAACAGTGACCCGACGCTGGTCCTGACCACTGACGCTGAGATGAACGAAATCCAGAAAGGGTCGGGGAACGCCATTAAGCTTCCCTCGGGGGGGTCTGCGCATTACTTAGAATTGAACGGCTCTGGGCCGAAGGCCGCGTTGGAGCTGGCCGAGCTGTTCCGCAAGAGCGCGCTGGAAGTGGCACAATGCATCCTTGACCATCCCGAGATGAGCGCGCGAACAGCGACCGAGGTGGAGCGTCTCTACTCCCCGATGCTGGCCAAGG